AAGAGTTTTGAAATAACTATAAATACATTTGCCAAATTATTATACGATTATCAAGAAACCTTAGCTATGTTTGAGAAAACAGGTGGAAATGTAGTAATTTCACACACTAATAAAAATGGTTCAACAAATATAGTTAAAAATCCACTTTATCAATCCATAGAAAAGATGAGAGCTGACATAATAACTTATGCAAGAGAGCTAGGCTTAACACCAGCAGGTCTAAAAAAATTAAATCAAGAATTGCAGGAAGAAAAAGAATCGCCACTAGATAGCATATTAGAAAAACTACAATGACAGAAAATCAAAAGATAGTAAATGACTATGTAGAAAGTATTTTGAGTGGCGAAAAAATCGCCTGCAAGGAATTAAAGCAGACCTGCCAAAGATACAAAGATGACTTACAGAATCCTAAGTATCAATTAAAAGTCAAAGATCCCGAATTTATTATAAAAGTAATTGAAAATATATTTAAGCATGTAGAAGGTGAAAGACTAGACGGAACACCACTTTATGGTGAGCCTTTTCTATTGGAGCCATGGCAAAAGTTTATAATCTATAATTTGGTTGGATTTTACCATAAAGGAACCAAGCTCAGAAAATACAAGGAAGCATTTATAATGATCCCAAGGAAAAATGGTAAAACTAGATTTGCCGGAGCTTTGGCATTTGCTTTAGCACTACTTGAAAGAAAATCAGCAGCCAGGGTTTTTATGGTGGGTTCAATTTTAAAAGAAGCTTTGCAGTCTTTTAATTTTATAGTTGCAAATATCAATATGATGGGAGAAAAAGACAACTTCCATATAATTGACAACAACAACGCTCACACCATAGACAGGAAGTTTAAAGATGGGTCCATGTATTTTGAAGCTTTAGTAGATAGAGACTCCCTAATTGGGAATATTTTTATACTAGATGAATTGCATGAGTACAAGAACTCTTTGAAGTATGACAGGATGAAGAAAGCAAGTAGGTCATACTCAAACAAATTAATAATAGGAATTACCACAGGCGGGCATAACATGAATAGCTTTTGTTATAACCGCTTTTTATATTGCAAAAAAATTATAAATAAAAACACAGAAACCAATAAATACGAGTTGGAAGATGACCAATATTTTGTATTTATTTCAAAGGCGGACCAAAAAGAAGATGGCAGTGTAGATTTTACAGATCCAAAAATTCATGAGATGGCAAGTCCAAACTATGGAATAACTATAAGGCCGCAAGACATAATGACAGATGCAATGCAGGCATTAAACGATCCGCAAACAAGAAAAGAATTCTTAGCAAAAGATTTGAATGTTTACACTTCAAGTACAAAGACATATTTCAATTTAGATACATTTAGGTCTTCAGATGCCAAATACAATTGGACTTATAAAGAGCTTGTAAAACTACCGATTGAATGGTTTGGTGGAGCCGACTTATCAAAGATGCATGACTTAACTGCAGCAGCCCTTTATGGGAACTATAAGGGAGTGGATATAATAATTACTCACGCATTTTTCCCGGTAACTAGGGCACATTTAAAAGCTGAAGAAGATAACATACCATTATTTGGTTGGCTTGATGATGGATATTTAACCATGACTAATGGAGATATTACAAATCATGCAGATATAGTTAAATGGTTTATGAAGATGAGAAACAAAGGATTTAAAATCAAGCAGATAGGCTTTGACAGAAAGTTTGGTGAAGAATTTTATCTAATGATGAAAAAAGAAAGATTTAACATAGTTGATGAGCCACAACTTTTTATTAATAAGTCCAAGGGCTTTAGACGAATTGAACAAAAGGCAATAGGCGGTAAATTATATTATTTACATTCAAGTGCTTATGAATACTGCGTAGAAAATGTTCACGGAGTAGAGAAAACAGATGACATGATCCAATATGAAAAGGTCATGCCAAATTTAAGGATAGATTTATTTGATGCAAGTGTTTTTGCAGCATGTAGATTAATTGGAAATTTAGAAAAATCAGGATTAGCAAGAAAATGGCTAAAAAATTAGAGGTGATCAATATGAGCAAAAAAAAGAAAGAAAAAAGAAAAACTAGGGCTGAACCATTAACACCAACACAGGCGTGGTTCATTTCAGATGGAGATGGTGGCAGTCTTTGTGCTAAAGGATATACAAAGCTAATTGACAATCCGGAAGTAAGAATAGGCATTGAAAGAATAGCTGACCTTATATCATCAATGACAATTTATTTGATGCGAAACAGCGAACAGGGTGATATCAGGATTAAAAATGATTTATCTAAGAAACTAGATATACATCCATACAAGTATATGACAAGGCAGTTATGGGTTTCCTGGATAGTCCGTGAGCTTTTAATAAATGGCAATGCTATTGTATATCCAAAAATAACTGATGGAATAATCGAAGACCTAATACCAATAACGAATTCTAAAACAAAAACTTTTTCAGCATTTCAAGATGGATATTATATAACCATCAACAATAAAAAATTTAATTATGACGAGATACTCCATTTCAGATTGAATCCAGATTTAAACGAACCATGGAAGGGCCAATCATACGAAGTTACATTAAAAGATGTTGTTCAAAACTTAAAGCAAGCGGCAAAAACAACAAACGAATTTATGGCCAATAAAATCTTACCTTCATTAATTGTAAAAGTAGATGCATTGACAGATGAGGTTGCAAGCGAAGAAGGAAGAAAAAATGTATATGATAAGTTTGTAAGTGCCAGTAGAGCAGGGGAACCTTGGATAGTTCCAACAGATTTAATTGATGTAGTCCAAGTAAAGCCATTAACGCTCAATGACATAGCCATAAAAGACACAATTGAAATTGATAAAAAGACAGTAGCAGGAATTTTAGGAATCCCTGCTTTTTTATTGGGAATTGGAACATATAACCAACAAGAATATAACAATTTCATTAAGACAAGAATAATGGTAATTGCAAAAGCTATTGAGCAGGAACTAACAACTAAACTTTTATATAGTCCGGACCTTTATTTTAAATTCAATGTAAAGAGCCTATACTCCTACAACCTAACAGAAATTTACCAAGTCTACAGTAATTTATATAGGTCAGGAATTGTAACAGGAAATGAAGTAAGAGAAATGTTTGATATGAGTCCTAAAGATGGACTAGATGAATTGGTAATTTTAGAGAACTTCATACCGCAAGATAAAATAGGAGATCAAAAAAAGCTTGGAGGTGAAGAAGAATGATAAAAAGATTTAAAGCTTTAGATAGCAAGCTTGAAATTAGAGAAGAAACAAATCAAGAAGAATATATTATTGCAGGTTATTTTGCAGTATTTAATCAAGAAACTGAGCTTTATCCAGGAGTTTTTGAAAGCATTGATAGTGGAGCATTTAAAAATTCAATCAATGGAGATATAAGGGCTCTAATCAATCATGATACAAGCCTAGTATTAGCAAGAACTACATCAAATACATTAACTCTTAAAGAAGATGCTAAAGGACTTTATGGAGAAATAAAAATCAATCCCTATGATACTGATGCATTAAATATTTATGAAAGAGTTAAGAGGGGAGATGTATCACAGTGTTCTTTTGGATTCACAATTAACCAAGAAGAAGCTGATTATAGAGATGATGGCACAGCCCACTTTATTTTAAAGGATCTAAATTTATATGAAGTTTCAGTTTGTACTTTCCCTGCATATGAAGGCACGGAAGTGGAAGCAAGGCAAAAACAAATTGAAGACCATAACAAGAGAAGTTTATCCCTATGGAAAAAAAGCATGAAAGGCAGGTTAAAGAATGTTAAGGAAAATATTACTAAATAAGAAAAAAAGAGAACTAGAAGCACAGCTTGAAGAAAACAGAAAGAGCTTTGAAGAACTTGAAACTAGAGAAAAAGAAATCGCAGAAGCTATTGAAGAAGTTGAAAACGAAGAAGAAGAAAAAGCCGTTGAAGAAGAAGTTGAAAAATACGAAAAAGACAAATTAGCTTTAAACGAAGAAAAAGAAGAGCTAGAAAGCAAAATCAAAGATATTGATGATGAGCTTGAAGAGCTAGAAAAGAAAGAAGAAGCGGTAGACGCACCTGAAGAAAGGAAGGAAGAAATAACAATGAATAAAAGAGAAATGTTTGGAAATCTAACAAGAGAAAAGACAATTGCAATTGTAGAAAGAGAAGAAGTAAAAGATTTCTTAACAAGAGTAAGAGAACTTAAAGGACAAAATAGGGCAGTCACAGGAGCAGAGCTTCTAATTCCATCAACATTAATTGGAATTTTAAGAGAAAACATCCATAATTATTCAAAGCTTTTAAATATGGTTTGGAATAGACGAATTAAAGGACAAGCAAGAGTTTCAGTTGCAGGAACAATTCCAGAAGCAGTGTGGACAGAAGCCTGTGCAACACTAAATGAACTAGACTTTGGATTTAATGTAATTGAGCTAGAAGGCTATAAAGTAGGCGGCTATATTCCAATTTGTAATGCTACACTTGAAGATGCATCTGATATTGACCTATACAATGAAATTATGTATATGTTAGCCCAAGCTATTGGTCTTGCATTAGACAAAGCCATCCTATATGGTACAGGCAAGAAAATGCCACTAGGAATTGTAACTAGACTTGCACAAAAAGCAAAACCAGAAAACTATCCAGCAAAAGCTAGAGAATGGAAGGACCTTTCAACAACTAACATTCTACAAGTTGCAGGCAAAACACCAACTGAATTATATGGAGATCTAATTGTTAAAGCATCAGCAGCAGATTCAAAATATTCAACAGGAAGAAAATTCTGGGCTATGAATGATAAGACTTATGCAATGCTACAATCTAAGATCTTAGCTTTTAATGCAGCAGGAGCTCTAGTATCAGGAGTAAATAACGCATTGCCAATTATTAATGGAGAAGTAGCAACTTTACCATTTATTCCAGATGGGGATATTATAGGCGGCTATTCAGATCTATATGTTTTAGCAGAAAGAGCAGGAATTACACTTGCAGCATCTGAACATGTAAGATTTATTGAAGATGACACAGTATTTAAAGGCACTGCAAGATATGACGGAACACCAGCAATAGCAGAAGGCTTTGTATTATTAAATATTGATGGTAAAGAACCAACTACTGCAATTGAATTTGTAGAAGACAAAGCTAATAAGGTGGCTACAGCATAATGAAAGTAAAAGTATTAAAAGAATTTCATGACAAGAAAGAAAACATCACTAGAAAACCTGGTGATGTTTTTACTTGTTCAAAAGAAAGATATGAAGAAATTGAGAAAACATTAAAGCTTTACTGCGTACAATGCCAATGGATTGAGGTGGTAGAAGATGGACCAAGCATTAAAGCTAGTAAAAAATCAGCTAGGAATAACGATAGACAATAGGGATGATTACATCTTAGCCATAATAAAAGGCACACTAAAGGAATTGGAGAAGATCCAGGGAATAAAATTAGATGTAGGGAATCCGGACCATTTACTTTTTATAGTTGACCTTGTAGCTTGGAGATACGAATCCAAAGGCGAAGATAAGGCTATGCCAGAAAGGCTCTATTGGAGATTGAGAAATCTTATGGTAGGTGGCAAAGATGGACACATTTAAAGATGCAGTTACTTTGATAAAAGAAGATATTAAAGGAATTGATGAATTTGGGAATCCAATCATAGAAACATCAGAAAGAGAAATCTTATGCAATAGGCTAGATGTTTATTCACAAGAATTTTATCAAGCAGCCAATATTGGTCTTAAACCACAGGCAAAGATAAGTATTCATGTCATGGAGTATGACGGAGAAGAAAAAGCAATATACAAAGGCATAGAATATTACATTTTAAGAACTTACCTAAAAGGTAATTTATTAGAGATTGTTCTAGGTGATAAAATTGTCAACTAATAGAGTATCAGCTGATGAGCTGGAATCAGTAATAGGAGATTATCTAACAGAATACACTCAAGAAGTTAAAGACAAAGTAAAAAAGCTTACAGAAGAAGTATCTGAAGAAGCTATTGAGGAATTAAAAAGTACAAGCCCTAAAAAAAGTGGTAAGTATGCAAGAGCTTGGAAAGGGAAAAAAGAAGGTAATAAAATTATTATTCATAACACCAAGGGTCAACTTACTCACTTATTAGAACGTGGCCATGCACTATGGCAAGGGGGCAGGACGAGGGCATTCCCTCACATAAAACCAGTTGAGCAGAAGACTATAAAAAAATATGAAGAGGGGGTAAAGAAAGTAATTGAAGAATCCTCTTGATATACTAAAAAAATTAAATATGCCAATAGCATATTTTAAGTTTAATAAGAGAGTCAAACCTCCATTTTTAATTTATAGAGGAGATGGCTCTTCTAATTTTAAAGCAGATAACACAGTCTACAATTCAAGCTATAACTACAGCTTAGAATTTTATTTCAAAGATAAAAGCGAACGCAAAGAAAGAGAAATAGAAGAATTACTAAATGAAAATGAAATAATTTGGGATAAGTCTGAAGATGTTTATATTCCAAGTGAAAATATTTTTGTAATTTACTATTACTTAGGAGGTAAATAATAATGGCAAAAAATAAAGTTAAGTTTGGTCTAAAAAATGTATATGTATGGCCAATTACAGAAGCAACATCAGAAAAAGTAACTTATGGAGAAGTAATAAGAGTCCCAGGAGCTGTTTCATTATCACTAGAAGCATCAGGTGATAGCAATCCATTTTACGCAGATGACATGATCTATTGGAACCAATATTCTAATAATGGATATGAAGGTGAATTAGAAATTGCATTGATCCCAGAAGAATTTGAAGTCCAAATACTCGGATATTTGAAAGATAAAAACGGAGCTGTAATTGAATCAAATTCAAGCAAAGCAAAGAATTATGCAATGGCTTTTGAATTTGATGGAGATGTTACACAAACAAGACATTTATTTTATAACTGTTCTTCTTCAAGACCAAATATCGAAGGTGCAACTACAGAAGATAAAACAGAACCTCAAACAGATACTATTAACATTACAACAGCACCTGCAGCTGATACAGGATATGTAAAAGCAAGATTAGAAAAAGGACAAACAGGATATGATACATTCTTTACAACTCCTTACAAGGTAACACCAGAAACAGGGGCTGAAGCATAATGATTAAAACAATAAATATTGATGGCAAAGAAGTAAAGTTTTCAACCAATGCTTATTTTGCCAATATTTTTAAAAATCAATTTGGATACGATATTTTAACTGTAATAATGCCATTAGTTTCAGAAGCTTTAAAAGGGCTAGATGATTTATATACTAAGGCAAATCAAGAAGCAATAGTGCCATCAACTATTGGAGAAGTATTAGAAAATATCTACAGTCTAGAAATGGTAGATGTAAATAATTTTATTTGGTCTCTTGCCAAGATGGCAGATCCAGAAATTGATGAGCCAATAAAATGGTATAGCCAGTTCAATGAATTTCCAGTAATTGATATTTTAAAAGAATTATGGGAAATTATTTTACCTTCTCTAATTAGTAAAAAAAAATTAGAGGACATAGTAAAGATGCCGAAGACGGAAAAGGAAGACCAGTAGATTTTTCAGAATTAATGGCAGGAGCCCTTACAAGAGGATTAACTTTATCAGATTTTAAAAGCATGACAATAGGCGATGTGGTAGATTACTGCATCGCCTATAATAATGCAAATTATAGCAATGAAGATGAAGACAAAGACAAGGTAAGAAAGGCCAGCCAAAAAGATTTTGATAGTTTTTAAGGGGGTGAGGATATGGCAGGGAACATAAAAGGCATAACTATAGAGATTGGTGGAGATACAACCAAGCTAGAAAAAGCCTTGAAAGGTGTAAATTCCAGTGCAAGAGACCTAGGAAAACAACTAAAAAATATTGGAACATCAATGAAATTCAATCCAGGGAATGCGGAGCTTGCAACTCAAAAACAAAGAGTACTGGCAGAATCCATAGAGAACACTAAAAAGAAGCTTGAAACATTAAAGACAGCACAGGAACAAGCAAGTGCTGCACTTGCCCGTGGAGATATTTCACAAGCTCAATATGATGCATTGACAAGGGAAATAATGAAGACGGAAAACCAGTTAAAGTCACTAGAAGCACAAGCTAATAAAACAAATCAAACACTTCTAGGAATTAGAGATGCATCAATGAAAATTGGTGAAACTACTGGAAAAATTGGAAGCACAATGACAAAAACAATTACTGCACCATTAGTAGCAGGAGCAGGTGTTGTTACAAAATTTGCAGCTGACTTTGACACAGCCATGGTAGGAGTCGCAAAAACAGTTGATATGACTGATCAAGAGTTTGAAGCTATGTCAAATAGTATAAGAGGTATGGCAAAAGAGATGCCAGCATCAGCAGTAGAAATTGCAGGTGTAGCAGAAGCAGCAGGGCAACTTGGAATAGAAAAAGAAAATATACTAGGGTTCACTAAAACAATGATTGACCTAGGAGAAACCACAAACCTAACTGCAGATGAAGCGTCTACATCCTTTGCTAAATTTGCAAACATTACGCAAATGCCACAAACAGAATTTGATAAATTAGGTTCAGTAGTTGTAGACCTAGGAAATAATATGGCTACTACAGAAAAAGATATTGTTTCTATGGGAACTAGATTAGCAGGTACAGGAAATCAAGTAGGATTAACTGAAGCCGAAATAATGGGTCTTGCAGCAGCTATGTCTTCAGTAGGAATAGAAGCTGAAGCAGGCGGAAGTGCTATGTCAACAACTCTAAAAAAGATTAACACAGAAGTTCTATCAGGTGGAGATAAGCTTAAAGGGTATGCTCAGGTAGCAGGCATGAGTGCGAATCAATTTGCCGAAGCTTGGAAAAGCAGGCCAACAGAAGCCCTAACAAGTTTTATTTCAGGATTAAAAGACATACAAGCAAGCGGTGGAGATGTAAATTCAGTTTTAAAAGAGCTAGGGATTACAGGGCTAAGAGAAACTGACACACTTACAAGGCTTGCTGGAGCAGGAGATCTTTTAGGATCAGCTTTTGATATAGCAAACGGTGCTTTTAGAGACAACACAGCATTATCAGCAGAAGCAGAAAAAAGATACGAATCCTTTGGTGCCAAGATGGATATGTTCAAGAACAAGTTGACAGATGCTGGAATAACAATAGGCACAGTATTAATGCCACATATAGAAAAACTTGTAGATGGCATAGGGAATTTAGCAGATAAAATTGCAGCAGCCGATCCTGTACTTGTAAAAGTTGGTGTTGCAGTAGCGGCCTTTGCAGCGGCAATTGGTCCAGTATTAATAATAATATCGAAAGTAGCAACAGTAATAGGCACAGTTAGTGGAGCTTTAGCAGCTATGGGCGGAGCTACAGCAGGGGCAACTCCAGCAATGCTGGGGCTTGCAAAAGTATTTGGTGTAATTAAAACAGCCTTTTTAGGGTTGTTAGGGTTAATCCAAGCACATCCATTAGTAGCAATAATTACAGCAGTTGCAACAATTCTAATTCCTTTGATTATACAAAACTGGAGTACAATTAAAGAATTTTTAATAAATACATGGAATAGTATAAAAGAATCAGCAAGCATAATTTGGCAAGGTATAACTCAATTTCTTTCTAACTTATGGATTAGTGTAAGTGAGTCATGGTCTACAACATGGATGACAATAACGACAACTTTAAGCGAATTATGGCAAAGCTTTATAGCAGGAGTACAGCCAATTTGGGAAGGATTAGTTACAGTTTTTCAATTCATTTGGGAAGCAATCAAGGAAATATTTAATGTAGCTTGGATTGCAATTTCAACACCTATCATACTTGCATGGCAAGTTTTTATAGCAACAGCAAAGACAATATTTGATGGTCTAGTAACTTTCTTTAAAGGAATATGGGAAGGCATAAAATCTAATGCAGTAGCAACATGGAACGCAATAAAGGGTGTAATCCTACCGATTTGGGAAGCTTTAAAATCCAAAGCTACAGAAGTATTTAATGCTATTAAAGCCAAGATTACGGAAGTATGGAATGGGATTAAATCTAAAACAACCGAAGTATGGAATGGAATTAAATCTGCATTATTACCAATTTGGGAATCATTAAAAACTAAGGCAACTGAAATATTTAATGCAGTGAAAACAAAAATAACTGAAGTTTGGAATGATGCGAAATCAAAGACAACTGAAATTTGGAATGGGATAAAAAGTAGTTTGCCGGAGGTATGGAATGGAATTAAATCAACAGCTACTGAAACATTTAACGCAATAAAAACCAAAATTACAGAAGTTTGGAACGGAATAAAAAGTGCTACAACATCAACATGGAATGCAGTAAAGCAAGCTATAGAAAAGCCAATTAATACAGCTAGGGATTTAGTAAGTAAGGCAATAGAAAAAATGAAGTCATTATTGAGCATTACTTTACCATTCCCAAAAATCAAGCTACCACACTTCAATGTATCAGGTAAGTTTTCACTAAACCCTCCATCAGTTCCACACTTTAATGTACAGTGGTATGACAAGGGCGGTATTTTTAAGAGCCCATCAGTAATAGGTGTTGGAGAAAAAAGGCCCGAATTTGTAGGAGCCTTAGACGACTTGAAGAAAATAGTTGCAGATGTAATTAATGAAAATTCAGTCGAAGGATCAGGAAGACAAATAATAATTAAAGAAATGAATGTAAGGAATGACAATGACATCAAGAGAATAGCTGAAGAACTTTATAGGCTAGAAAAAAGAAATAATAGAGGAAGGGGGCTTGCTATATGATAGGTTTTAATTTTAAGGGCAGGCACTCGTCAGAATTTAACATAGGATTTAGATCAGTAGATAGGACAGTCCTCCCAGAAAGGCGAAGAAAAGAATTCACAATTTTAGGAAGGTCAGGAACTTTGGAGCTTGAATCCCAAGAATATGAAAAAAGGCATATAACAGGCATTATTGGAGTTCTTTATATAGATAAGTTTGAAGAGCTTAGATATAAAATAAGGGATTTGGCAGGATGGCTTACAGGAAGCGGTCTTTTAATATTTGATGATGAAAAAGAAAAAGCTTATGAAGCATCAGTCTATAGTGCTATTGGAATTGAGCAACTAGAATTGCAACCGAGAGGAACTATATCCATAGAATTTGAGTGCCAGCCATTTGCAGTTTCAAGGGATCTAAATCGAATTTTAAAATCAGGAAGTAAAACAACAAATATAAGCATAGAAAACAAAGGCAATGTTAAGACATGCGGAACCTTCATTATAAAAAATACTGGTAAAAGTAATATTACATCACTAAGGATAACTAGAAAGGTGGTAATTTAATGAGTAAAGCAAGTAACTATTTAGAAGATGCGACTATAAATTATTTTCTAAGAGGTCAAACAGTAGCGAGACCTACACAATTATTTATAGCATTATACAAGACTAATCCCACAGATGGAGATACAGGAGCTGAAGTAGTGGGCGGCGGATATACAAGGCAACCCATTAACTTTGGACAACCAACACAACAGTCTGATAGGGCAGTATCTACTAATACAGAAAGAATTGAATTCCCTACATCAACTAATGGATGGGGTGAAGTTGCTTATTTTGGAATAAAAGATGCTAAAGATGGTGGAAATCTTATAGTTTATGGAGCTTTCAATAGACCAATAGAAATCACAGAAGGTAACAAGTTTATTATTGAAGTCGGCAATTTGTCCGTTTCAGTAGGATAAAGGCGGTGCTCAAATGGGAGCATATAATACAGGAAAATTTAATATTGGAAAATTCAATATTAAAAGTAACAACAACATAACCTTAACAGCTAATTCAGAAATAAATTATTTTACAAATATAGAAGATATTTTAATTCAAAAAGAGTTAGGAAAAGTTGGAGCTACTATTGATTATGAAGCATCAGCTACTTCAATATTAGAAATAAAATTAAAAGAAATAGCAGTGTCAGAAATTAATTTTGATGCATCAGCAGTGGCTACTTCAATAATTTTAATTGAGGATTTAAATTCAGAAATTACTTTTGAAGCAGAAGGGATTGGATCACTATTAGGTGAAGAATATATAGAAATTAAAGGATTTGTGTTAAGACCAGGCCAAGAAATAGAAATAAACACTTGCGATTTAACAGCAACTATAAATGGAGAAAACGCAATACACCTTTTAACAGAAGATGGAGATTTCTTTGATTTCCTACCGGGAGAAAATGACATAAAAATTGATGCAGTTGGGGCAGGTAGCGTAAGCATTGACACCTATTGGAAGGATAGGTGGTTATAGTGAGAAAATATAATATTAAGATTTACGATACGGAAATGAATAAACTTGCTTTTCTACAGAATGCATACGAAATAGGTTACGAGTTAAAGCTAAATGAATTATGGACTTGTAGCTTTAAATTGCCAAGAGATGATGCAAAGACTAAATACTGCCAGCCTTTTAATTATGTAGAATTATTTGATGGAGATGACAGGATAGATTTATTTAGAATACTTCCTACAATATTGACTACAGAAGAAACATCTTATATTGAGTATAACTGCGAACATGTTTTAGCAACACTTATTGATGATGTACTTTTTAAATACCACCAGATAGGCAATACGGGAGTATATACAGGGCAAGTGTTGAGATACATTTTAGACAAGCAGTCAACAAAAAGATGGCAGTTAATCGAATGCGATTATAGCCGTCAGTTTGAATATAAATGGGAGAATGAAAATTTACTTGCAGCATTGTTTTCAGTACCAAAACCATTTAATGAAAATTATAAATGGACTTGGGACACTACTTCATATCCATGGACTATAAATTTGAAAAGATTAGATAAAAATTATAGGGCGGATATCCAATATAGAAAAAATATGCGAGACATAGAAAAGACAGTAGATCCAACCAATATTGTAACTAGGCTTTATGCTTTGGGATATGGCGAGGGAGATAATCAACTGGATATTACTTCAGTAAATAATGGCAGGGCTTATTTAGAAAAGAATGTAGGGAAGTATGGGCTTAAGCAATCTATTCTAGTAGACAGAAGATTTGAAGCACCAGCTACATTGATGGAGTATTCAAGGGCAGTATTAGATGAACTTTCTGAACCATATATATCTTATAAAATTCAAGCGGTAGATTTATCAATTAAGGACAGCAAAAAATACCCTAAATTTATGCCAGGTGATTATGTATTAATAAGAGATACAGAAGACAATATTAATCTAAAAGTGCCAATAGTAAGCGTAAGTAAAAATGACCTAAGAGGTAATCCATTTGATATTGAAATAGAGATAGCAAATAAAAAAAGAGATATTACAGGATCCATTTCAGAAATACAAGAAAGAGCCAGAATAAATGACACCTACAGCCAAGGTGCTACTAATCTAATGCAGATGGCTTTTGTAGATAACTGTGATCCCAAATATCCAGCGACACTAAGGTTTTATATTCCAAATGAAATGGCCAGGATAAATAAATTAATCTTAAATTACACGATAGAACAATTTAGAGCATATTCAAGAGCCACAAAAGGTGGTGGAGCAGATGTATCTACTACAGAATCAGGCGGCGGAGATTATACTTCCACAGAAAGTGGCGGTGGAGATTACACATCAACAGGCTCAGGCGGTGGAGATTATACTTCAACGGGGTCCGGTGGTGGCGACTATGCAACTACACATGGGGCTGAACATGTAGAGGGAAGCCAATTAAGTCTAGACGTTTATAACAACAATGGTGGCAAGATAGGTAGAACAGGGTCATTTTGGCATACTACTTATCATGAACATAGTGTAAATGTTCCTCAACATAGCCACAGTGTAAACATTCCAGAACACAGCCACAGCGTAAATATTAGATCACATACCCACCAATTAAATATAAAGTCGCATAAGCACACTTTTATTTTGCCCGACCATAAGCACGAAATAGATTATGGGATTTATGAAGGAAGCAAGGCTAGATATTGTTATTTAAAGGTTGATGGTCAAATGGTTTATACCAAAGATACTGAAGTAAATTTAATACCATATTTAAGCAAAGATGACGGCGGTAAAATTCAAAGGGGAACATGGCATACAGTTGAAATAATGCCAGATACTTTGACGAGAATAAACGCAAGCTTATTTATACAACTATTCACAAATTCCAGAGGGGGCGGTGATTATTAAATGGTAAATTTAAACAAAATGTATGACGGAGTGGTCAATTCACCCGAAACATACTTAACACAAAACTTAGCTGCAGATGCAACAGTAATTTATGTAGCAGATAGTTCAGTATTTGGCAGTCTTCCTAATTTAGCAGTCCTAGGAGCAGATCAGAATGCAGAAACCATTCTAATTAAATCAAAGAGGTCTGATGGCGGACTTGAAGTCCAAAGAGCTCTAGAAGGGCCTGCTAAGAGGTGGGAGAAAACAACAGCAATTGCAAGAAACTTTACAAATTTTGACTATCAACAAATTAAAGATAACATTGAAAAATTAAATACAGGTAAACAAGATAGCTTAACAGCAGGAAGTAACATCAAAATCACTAATGGAAGAATTAGTGCGACAGATACCAAATACAATGACACACAAATTAAAAAGGATATAGCAGAATTACAAAATAGCCAGCTATCAAAAGCAAGTCAAACAGAGGCTGAAAGTGGTGTGGATAATATAAAATATATGACACCACAAGCTACAAAACAAGCGATTGAAAAGTTGTCACCTAAGCAAGATTTAAGCGGCTATGCTATGAAGACAGATATAAAAACTAAATTATCTGATTTGATAGATGACAGCACGCATAGGGTCGTAACTGATAAAGAAAAATCCACATGGAACACAGTATCAAACAAGGTCGAGAAGATAAATGGCAAAAGTTTATCAACTAATGATTACACGGATTTAGCAAAATCTAAAGTAGATGCAATACCCGACAATCCAAAGTACACAGACACGACTTATTCTAATGCAACTACTTCAAGTGCGGGGCTAATGAGTGCCGCAGATAAAGTTAAGTTGAATGGATTGGGTGGTAGTAGTGATTTACAAGTAGAAACTGCAAGGGCGGAAGGAATAACTTATTATAAATTAGGTAAACTTGTAATCGCAAATATGTTTTTTTCAGCATCAGGTCTTTCACGTCGACCAAGTAACATTAAAACAATCCCTTATGGATTTAGACCGGCGAAAGAATTTACTTCCACGGTAAGTGTTATAAATAGCGATAATGTACAACTGGGAACAGTATATGTACGATTTAAAGAGAGTGATAGATTTGATATAGATTCTACTATTAATGCATCATCAGGATATATACTTGGACAATGTGTTTATGTTACAAACTAAAATTGGAGGTGACTTCATGGAATTTAAGACAATACAAGAACTATATTTAGCAGTAGGAGTTGCAGGAGCGATTATAATTGTTTTTTTAGGCTTGTTTACCTATTTAGTAATTTCAAATGACAAGAAGAGAACAGACCAAATAAACAACATTATTGATAGGATTGGAACTTTGCAAATCAACGATACTGATTTTAAAAGCTTGATAGAAAATTTAGCAGAAACAGTTAAAGAATTTTCTAAGACTACCAGAGTTATGGCAGATACTTTGAATAGATTAGATTACTATAACAAAGACTTACATCGAAAATTAGAAAAGCATGATGAAAAGTCAGATAAAATTTTAGATGAAATAAGGAAATGAAGGCGGCTTTAATAGCTGCCTTTTAATATGCAAAGAAGGAGTTTATGACATGGTAAAAATTATGTTAGATCCAGGGCATGGAGCAGGAGCAGCACATAATAGGGGTTTCAAGCAAATACCAGGCTTTGAATTTTGTAACGAAGGTGATTGCAACTTTGTTTATTCATTGAAGCTCAAAAAAGCCCTGGAAGATTATGGATTTATAGTAGATACAACAAGAACCAAGAGGTCTGATAATCCAGATTTAGCAACAAGGGGAAGAATGGCAAAAGGTTATGATTTATTCATCAGCCTACACTCAAACGCAGGTGGCGGTTCAGCTACAGGAACTGAAATTTGGGACTCCACAAATCCAAAAGAAAGTATTAAAGCTTTAACAGATAAATTATGTGCGGCAATATCAACAACAATTGGAACTAATAACCGAGGAACTAAGTATCGAAAAAACAAATCAGGATCCAATTATTATGGGGTATTAAGAAATGGTCTTGCAAAGCACAATTTTATTATTGAGCATGCCTTTCATGACAATTACTCAGATTGTAAAAAATATGTAGATAGTTTAGACAAAGTAGCTGCAGCAACCGCAAAAGTTATTGCAGAATATTTTGGAGTAGTAAAAAGCACTAAGACACCAATATTAAGTGGGCCTAGTGCAACTTTGGAGCAAATTAAAGAGTGGGCAAAAGCAAAAAATAATGATAAAGAATTTATTGGGCTTGCTTATACTTACTGGCGATTATCTAATATTATTGGAATAAATCCGGTAATTGCATTTGCACAAATGGCACATGAGACAGGCTTTTTATACAAAATCAAATCAGCTGCAGGCATAGATGCTAGTTATCATAATCCATGCGGTTTGAAAGTAACTCAAGGCGGCGGAGATTATCAAGCATCAGCCCATAAAAGATTTGCAACATGGGAAGATGGAATTAGTGCTCATTTAGATCACTTAGCTTTATATGCAGGTGCTAATGGCTATCCTAAATCTAATACAATGGATCCACGACATTTTGCCTATTTATTTGGCACTTGTAAATATGTAGAGGACTTAGGCGGCAGATGGGCTCCATCAAATGATTATGGCAGAAAGCTTTTAAACTATGTAAATGAAATAAGAAATATTAAGGTGAATAAAATGGAAAATCAAAAAGAACATTGGGCGGAAAAATCTTTTAAGAACTTGAATGAAAAAGGAATTGAAATCCATGAAAAAAGATTTGATGACACTATAACAAGAGGAGAAGTTTTTTCTTTACTTGATAGAGTAGTGGACAAACTAACAGAAAAAAATTCTAATTAATAATGAGGAGAATCTTATGAAAAGAGAAGATTTTATTAGAAAATTTACAAGTAGAAAATTTTGGGTACTTTTAATTGCATTAGTAAGTGCGGTTTTAGCATTTTTAAAATTTGATAAAGGCAGCATTGAACAAATAACAACAATAATAATGGCATTTGGAGCTATGATTTCTTATGTACTAGGAGAAAGCTATGTAGATGGGAAAAGAGTTGGCGGAGATGTAACCAATATTATTAATACAGAAGATTTGAAAGAAAAATGATTTTATTGAGCCTGGGTTTTAAACCTAGGCTTTATTTTTATGCAGAAATTAAAAAAATATTTTTTAAGTCCTAACCAAATAAAGGCATTTAGGTAGGTAGAAGAGTTATAAAAGTTGGCAACGAGTTGGTAACGCAACAGTAAAAAGCTGTAAAAACATGTAAAAAAGCATGCACTAAGTAATTAAAGTACATGCTTAATATTCGTATTTTTAGCCATTTGTAAAGAAATGTAAAAATAAATAAAAAATGGTCGGGGTGAGAGGATTCGAACCCACGGCCCCATGGTCCC